TATGGATTTGATTTAAGTTCAACATCAGCAGCAGGATATACAGCTTATAAAAAAGCATTAGATATTCTTGAAAATCAAGACGAATATGATATTAATATGTTAGCTATGCCTGGTGTTATCCACTCATTACACCCATTAGTTACAAATGCAGGTATTGATATGGCGGAAGAAAGAGGAGATGCATTCTTTGTAATGGATTTAAATGAAGTAGGAGCGTCAGTAAACACGGCTGTAACCAACGTAAGTGGTATAGACACCAACTATGCTGCAGTTTATTACCCATGGGTTAAAGTACTTGATTCCGCAAGAAATAAACCAGTATTAGTACCACCATCAGTAATTGTACCCGGAGCTATAGCTGCTTCAGATAGAATTGCTGCAGAATGGTTTGCACCAGCAGGTTTAAATAGGGGTGTTTTAGGAAATGTAATTGAAGCTAAAATAAGACTAAACCAAGCTGAAAGAGATACATTATATGATGCTAAAATCAACCCAATTGCTACATTCCCACAAACAGGAGTTTGTATATGGGGTCAGAAAACATTACAAGAAAGATCAACAGCACTAGATAGAATTAACGTTCGTAGATTAATGATTGCTCTTAAGAAATTCATTGCAAGTTCTTCAAGATACCTAGTATTTGAACAAAATACACAAGCTACAAGAAACAGATTCTTAAATATTGTTAACCCATATCTAGAATCAGTACAACAAAGACAAGGATTATTTGCCTTTAGAGTACAAATGGATGAAGGTAATAATACACCAGATGTAATTGATAGAAACCAATTAGTAGGAGCTATTTACTTACAACCAGCTAGAACAGCAGAATTTATCGTATTAGACTTCAATGTATTACCTACAGGAGCTACATTCGATGGTGGTGGAGGAGCTGGTGGTGGAGGAGCTACTGGTGGAGGAGGTGGCGGAGGCTACTAAAAAACTTAAAAGCATTATATTTATAACTGAACAATAAAATAATATAAAAAGATGGCAATATTAAACACAAATGAAATGATGTTCACAGCATTTGAACCTAAATTACAAAACAGGTTCCTGATGTTCATCGACGGTATCCCAGCATACTTAATTAAGAAAATCGCACGACCAAGTATTTCATTTGGTGAAGTAGTTCTTGATCATATCAACGTGAAAAGAAAAATTAAAGGTAAAGCAAATTGGGAAAACATTACATGTGATCTATATGATCCAGTAACACCTTCAGGAGCCCAAGCAGTAATGGAGTGGGTTCGTTTATCACACGAATCAGTTACAGGTAGAGATGGTTATTCTGATTTCTATAAAAAAGACATTAGAATTAATACGTTAGGACCTGTAGGTGATGTTGTTGAAGAATGGATATTAAAAGGAGCATATTGTCAAAGTGCAAATTTTGGTGATATGGATTGGACTTCAGATACACCAGCAAATATTTCAATGACTATAGTAATGGATTATGCCATCTTGAATTACTAATAGTAAAATTTTTATAAAGAAAAAGCGCCTTTTTGGCGCTTTTCTTATTCTTACATATATGTATATCCGAACTAGTTTTAAATAAATAACGTTATGGAACAAACACAACAATTTCCGACTGAAGAAGTCACATTACCCTCAAAAGGTTTACTTTATCCTGAGGAATCTCTATTAAATAAAGGAGTTATTGAAATGAAGTATATGACTGCCCGAGAAGAGGATATCCTTACTAATCAAAATTTAATCCAAAATGGTACAGTAATTGATAAATTATTACAATCATTAATAATAACACCTTGTGATTATAATGAATTACTTATAGGTGATAAAAATGCTATATTAGTAGCTGCACGTATTTTAGGATATGGACAAGACTATACATTTAAATATACAAACCCTAATACGGGCGAAGAAGAAAATGTAACTGTTGATTTAACTAAATCAAATGATAAAGTATTAAATGATTCATTAATTGTAAATGGTAAAAATGAATTTGAATTTACTTTACCAACATCTAAAATTCCCGTTACTTTTAAGTTTTTAACACAAAATGATGAAAATAAAATTGCTAGCGAATTAAAAGGTCTTAAAAAAATTAATAAAGGTTCATCAAATGAATTAACTACAAGGATGAAATATTTAATTACTTCTGTTAATGGTGATTACGAGAAAAAAACTATTAGAGAGTTTGTAGATGGTAATTTTTTAGCACGTGATGCAAGAGCATTAAGAGATTATATCTCAAAATCAATGCCCGACATTGATTTAACTTATGATATTGAATTTGAAGATGGGTCAGTAGTAGAAAATATTACATTGCCTATCAGTATTAACTTTTTTTGGCCTGACGCCTCAATATAGAAGTCTCTTATTTACCCAAATACATGACCTAGTGTACCATGGTGGTGGTGGATTTATACACTCAGAAGTCTATAATATGCCTATTTGGATGAGACGTTACCATATTCAAAAAATTAATGAATATCATGAAAAACAAAATGAAGAAATAGACAAAGTTAAAAGCAAAAACAGTCCTAATTCTAGTAAAGTTACAGGACCTAATGTAAGTCCATCTTCAACATATAATTTTTAAGTAAAGGTATCATAGATACCTTTATTTTTTTCATATTTATACACGTATAACTTTATAACAAATGGCAAACGGAGAAGAAAATACCGAAAATACTGGTCCCTCTAAAGAAGTAGTAAATTTAGCACAAGCTCTACAGCAAATACTTAACGAAAATTTAGAAATCAATAGACAAAATGCGTCCGCTATTAAAGATAGTGTCACGGCTGCCAAAGACTTAGGTGGGGCATTCGGAATTACCAATGAACAGGCTATAAAAATAAATAAAGCTAATAGAGATTCAGCTAATCTTAATGCAGATATAAATAAACAAATTGTAGAAAGAGAAAAAGGTTTAAGAAAATCTACTACTATACAAAAAGATATATCTAAGTCTGACGATGTCATAAATAGATTAAATCTAGAAAGAGTTGAAATCCAGAAAAAACAAATGGCTGCTGTTAAAGCAGGTAGAGTAGAAGAAGCTAACTTATTATCAGATATAAATCAAGGTTTACAAGCACAAATGAATATCCAAGGTGATATTCAAAAATCCCTAGATGAAGAGTTAAAAAGAAGAATAGAAATAGAAAAAAAACTTGGACTATCAGGTAAATTAGTAAAAGGAATTAGTGAAATACCCCTAGTAGGTCAATTTTTAGATAGTAAAAAAGCTTTAGATGCTATGACAAAAAAGGCCGAAGAAGGTGGCAGTAAACTAGCTGTTATGGGTTCTGCGTTATCTTCTGCTTTGGGTGATTTAAAAACAGGTTTACTTGATCCTGTAGCTATAATTGGTCAATTAGTTAGCGCTGGTCTAGATTTTGATAAATCTGTTACTTCTGTAGAAAAAAACTTAGGAGTTAGTAGAGAAAAAGCTATGGGTTTAAGAGCAGATTTTTCTACATTAGCTGCTGACTCAGGTAACCTAGCAATAAATTCTAAAGAAATAGGAGAGGCGTTTGCATCTTTAAATGAACAATTTGGAACAGCTTCAACTGCTTTAAGAGATGATATAGTAATAGAGTCAGCTGAGTTAATGAAATTAACAGGACAATCAGCCGAATCTGTAGCAAATTTTGCAAAGTTTGCAAATATGTCAGGTAAACCTATGCAAACTATTACTAAAGAGGCAAGAGCCGCGGTAGTAGCAGCTGAACAAGAAAATGGAGTACGACTTAATATAAACAAAACATTAGAAGAAGCAGGTAAAGTAACTGGTCAGATATCAGCCCAACTAGGTGGAAACCCCGCTAAAATAGCTAAAGCAGCAGCTACAGCTAAGCAGTTTGGAATGGAACTAGAAAAAGTGGCAGCAGCGGGAAAACAGTTATTAAATTTTGAAGAATCTATAAATGCAGAATTAGAAGCAGAATTACTTACAGGTAAAAATCTTAACTTAGAAAGAGCTAGATTAGCGGCTTTAACTGGTGATTATGAAACATTAACTAAAGAAATAAATAAAAATGTAGGTACTTTTGCTGATTTTTCTAAAATGAATGTTCTACAACAAGATGCATTAGCAAAGTCTATAGGTATGACTACTGATGAATTATCTAATCAATTATTAGCTAAAGCTAATTTAGAACAACTAGCACAAGAAGCAAGAGCTGGTGGAGACGAAGATTTAGCAAGACAATTAGAATCTAGGTCAGCACAAGAATCATTTAACGATGCAGTAGCTAAATTAAAAGGATTATTTACTGATATAGTAGGTGGTCCCTTAGCAGCATTATTAGACTTATTAACAATAGCATTAGTACCCATAAATTTAATGGCTACTGGTTTAACTGGTATAATGGATTTATTTAGGGGAGTAGGTAGTGAATTAACTTTTATGGAATCATTACTAGGAAGTGTAGCGGCAGCATTTATAGCTATTAAAGGTACTATGATGACTATTAAGGCTATCCAAACAGCTATTAATGTGGTTAAAGCTATAGGCTTAGGATTTGATATAGCAACAGGAAAAGCATCTGCAAAAAATATTTTATCATTAAATAAGGGTCTAGGAAAAAATGTAGCTTTAGCAGCTGCTAAAATATTTGGTACATTTGCTAAAATACCTTTTGGACTTGGAATCCCTTTAGCAATAGCAGCTGTTGTAGGAATGGGAGCTTTAGTAAAAAAGTTATCAAAAGCAGATGATGGTATTTTTGAAGGAGGAGGATATGGAAAAAGAGCTTTATTAGATGAAGGATCAATAACTCTATTTAATAATAAGGATACTATAGTAGCAGGTACAAATTTAAATAGAGGAGATGACGTTATAAGTAAACCTGCAGGTGCTGTAAGCATGGCTCCTGAAATCGACTATGATAAGATGGCTGCAGCTAATGCTCGAGCTATGTCAAGTGTAACAGTAGCAAGCGCACCATTTAATTCATGGAATTCTAGAAGTCAAATGTCAACCGATGGAGTAAACCAAAACATGATAAAAAATAGAAGAGCTGTATAATTAAATTATATGTATAATAAAACAATAAGATTATGGGATTAAAAGATTTAAATTCAACATTAGACTTAGTAGGAGGAAATGATCCAGTAGGTAATATGGAAGGTCAAATAGGACCACAATTTCAATTACCTATCACAGATACTTCTCAAAAGCACATAGATTCATTACAAGAAGTACCTGGATTTACAAGTAATTCACCATTTCAAGATTTAAACGGTGTACCTGATCCTAACTTTAATACTTTAAATGGAACAAGCAATTCACCATTTCAAAGTGCAACAGGTGATCATATGGTAGATTTACTTACACAGAATGCAGTAAGTACAAATACAGGACAAACTTACGATCCGGCGCCTAATCAATCACAATTTCAAGACTTAAATGGTTCACCTGGCCCCCAATCACAACTACCAACGGAAGCAGCATCCCAAAAACATATAGACTCGCTACAACAAGTACCTGGATTTACAAGTAATTCACCATTTCAAGATTTAAATGGGGCATCAAATAATCCTAGTTTTGCTAGTGAAGAAGGAGCTGGACTACAATTAAATGGTGTCGATTTACATGAAGCTCTACTAACACAAAACTATCAATATTCGCATAACACACCAACAGTAAATATAAATAACGGTACTTTTGATTTAGATGGAAATACTCCATCAGGATATGTTAACCCTGAAACGGGAGCAAATTTTGGATAAGATATGGCTTTAAGAGAATTATTAACAAACCTCGAGGAGGGTATACAGTCATACCCTAACCATAATACACCTTCTACTTCAGGGGGTTTTAATTATGGACAAAGTTCTACTCGTATTTTTGATAATAAAACTTTTAGACAACGTAGCTATAAATTTGGAGAGGGTACTGCATTTGATAGACCTGGAAATGGGTTTAGTCAAGAACCATTAATTGGTAGAAATATAGATATCCCAGGCCCAAATGATCAACCAGGTGCGGGTGGTTTTTTAAATTTAATTGGTAGTTTAACAGATGGATTTGTAAGAGGTGGTATAGTTACTGCTATAGAAAGATCAGCTCAGGATGTAGCTCGTTTAACTAAATTTTATTTAACGTCAAGAGGTATAGGTTTTTTAGCTAAACAAACGGCTTTACAACTTACTAACCCAAGAATACCTGTTGGAGGCACCACAGTTTTTGGTTTAGAATTTAATAGAAATAGAACATTTAACCTAGGTTTAAATATATTAGCCCAGGCAGGAGTTAATTTTAGTGGTATTCATTTTGATAGATCAGGTGTAACACCTATTTTTCCTGAAGAAGACAAATATGAAAGATATTATACAAATTTAAGTTCAACTGAAGTAGCTACTGATAGTATAGGGGAGATAAATAGAAGACAAGGTATAACAGGTGGTAATAGACTTTTAACATTATATGATTCTGCTATATTAGGTAATGGTGAAGGTACTCCTGAAGACGAAAAAGGTAAGTTAGGACAATTTGTTCAAAATGTCGGAAATAAAATAAAAGAATTAACTGGAAGAGGAGGAGAAGAATTATTTGCTTATAATGGTGGTCCTGGATCCCTTTATGGTATAGGAAAAACAAGAATATTAAGGGCTACAAATACAAGAACAGAAGCACTTAATACAGACTTTGATTTTCAAATTATAGAAGAGGGTACTCCTATGAGAGCAGGTTATATTCCTTCAACATATAGAGGAGCTGTTTCTTCTATAGACATTTATTATAATAGATTATTTGCAAATAATCCTAAAACAATATCATTAGGATTTCCCTCTTCGTATACAAATGCATTTGGCGATTCAGGAAATGTTAATAATCCTTTTGCTCCTAGTATATTTGCAAGGGTAAATGGTGATATAGCTAGAATGTCTAGTAACTTAGCGAATATATGGAACTCACAAGGTTTTATGACCTATGATACCATTATGAAAGTAGGTATATCCGACCCCAATTCAAATAATATTAGAGATTTTAGATCAAGAAAAAGAAAACAAGGAGTTTATAGAGTTCCTAGTTTTAATTACCAAAAAACAACGGCTAATGGTAAAAAGTTTATAAGAGAACAAAGAGTTAACTTAGGTAATCCTGGTCAACTAAAACTAAAACATGGTTTTGCTTATAATGTATATGATGAAAGAACTGTAGATAAAATAAATGCCCTAGATGTAATTAGAGTAAAAGATGGAGCATTTACAGACCAAAGATATAGAGATTTAATTAGATTTAGAATTGAAGCCGTAGATGCAGATAAACCTACAGAAGCAGATGTAATGGTATTCAGAGCATTTTTAGATGATTATAGTGATAACTTTAATGCTACTTGGAATAATTTTACTTATAATGGTAGAGGAGAAGAATTATATACTTATCAAGGTTTTAAAAGGGACGTAAGTTTCTCATTCAAAATAGCAGCACAATCACGCCATGAAATGATACCCTTATATAGAAAATTAAATTTCTTAGTATCACAAACAGCACCTGACTATAAAGGTACAAGAATGAGAGGTAATTTTGTTAAAGTTACTATTGGTTCTTTATTAGATAGAACACCAGGTATAATAAATAGTGTAAATTTAAAATGGCAAAAAGATTATCCTTTTGAAATAGCTATAGATTCACCTGAAAATGGAAGGGATACCGAAATGCAAGTATTACCACATGTTTTAGACGTATCTGTATCATTTACACCAGTACATAATTTCTTACCTAAGAAATCAGTAACAGATTCACCATTCATATTCTTGCATGAAAGAAATGGAAAAATTCCTGATGCTAGAAAATGGTATAGAAGAGGAGCCGCTGAAAACTTAGATGAAGCTAGTGTAAGAGGACAAAGAAAAAGAGGATTAGGAATAAATGATCCAAACCCGGATGCGGGTTCAGAGGAAGCTACTCCTTTTGAAAAATGGGAAAATACAAATATAGAAGCTATTCCTGAAGAATCCGTAGCAAATAATTTACGTAAAAAAGAAAAAGAATTAGAAGAACAACGACAAAGAGATGCAGAAGCACTTGCAAATGAACCTGTTGTTCCAGAGGATGAAGTTAGATTCTCAGATATATATCCAGATGATGATGAATTTGATGATATGGAAATAGAAGAAGAATTAGAAGAAGGATCTGCATTTGCAATGAATGATAACACAGCCATAGCAGCCCAAAACCAAGATAATAAAGATCAAGAAGCTAAAGCTGCATTAAATAACCAAGCAGACCAAACAAATCCTACACCTAAGGCAGAACCTAAAATAGACACAGGAATAGGTAGCCCAACATGGATTAAACAACAAGAAGAAGAGTGGAAAAGGGACCTAGAAAAACAAAGACAAGCCCGTAATAATATGAGCAATGTTAGAACATAAGATATGAATAGATTAAAGCCAATAATAAAAAAAGCAGGAGCTAGAGGACAATTTTACAAATATATTAAATATCCCGAGGTTCCCCTATCTTTTAATGATATATACATTATAACAAAAATAGAAGATAGATTGGATTTATTAGCTGAACAATTTTATAAAGACACATCATTATGGTGGATAATATCTATTGCTAATCCTGGTTTAGTAAAAAGAGATTCATTTTTTGTCCCTGGTGGAGTACAATTAAGAATCCCCTCTGATACCCAATCTATTACAGATGATTTTAATAGATTAAATTCATAGTATAATGTCTATATTTAAGGAAAGTTTTAAAAATTTTGTTAGAAGACAAATAAAAATTAGGGAAGCAATTATCTCTCATGGTAATAGTTTTGGTAGTGATTCTCAATCAGCTAGAACTAATGCCCCCAAAGTAGATTTATCTAATTTAGGTGGACCTAAAGAACTATCCTTACCCTCCCATGCATTTTACACAAACACAGTTAATAGACAATGTACTATTAGAATGTCATCTGGTGTTGATTTAAGAGAAGATAATGAACTTATAGTAGATAATAGTAATGCATTTGAAAGAAAAGACGATTTAGTAAATGAGGGATTAGCACTTAGATATGTTTTAGAAGGTGGAACCCCTATGATAGATAAATCTATAGAACAGGTAAATACAGAAACTGAAGGTAATAAAACAACAACTAAAAGTAAAATCAGACTAAGACAAGCAGCAAGATCAGGCTTTACAGGAGCTAGTAAAAATAGATTTGGTCAAACATATGGGGATCCATCTATTAGAGCTAATTCAGACGATGGTTATGGTATAGTTCCTATGCCTGGAATTAAAAACGCTAATGTAAGAACGGCGTCTGCTTATGGAGGTATAAGAGAAGCAAAAATTGAATTTGTTTGTCATAACCTTAAACAATTAGAAATATTAGAGCTTTTATATATGAGGCCTGGTTATCCCGTTTTATTAGAATGGGGGTGGACACCTTTTATAGATAATGATGGCGAACGAAGAAATGATTTTCCCTATGTTTCAGAATGGTGGGACCAAAATTCCTCTATGGAAGAAATAAATAGATTAGTTATACAAAGAAAAATAGATACAGGAGGAAATTATGATGGTTTAGTGGGGATGGTAAAAAATTTCAACTACACAGCTAGACCAGATGGGGGTTTTAATTGTACTACTGAATTAACAGGAGTAGGAGAAACAATAGAAGGATTAAAGGGTAGAGCAGATTTATACGATACTGAAGAGGGCAAATTCACCACAGCATTAGAAGAATTTTTAAAAGACATATTAATATATAGTGTATATGCTGATCTTACTACAATAGATGCTAATGAAGCGGAGGCAGCTAGAAAAGCTACAAATCTTGTAGGTGGTTTATTTAATGTTCAAAATCTTCAAAAAAGATGGAATAGATTTAAGAAAAAAGTTCTTTCAAAAGCAGAAGAATATAATATTTATTCATCCCCTACAGAGGTATTTGATTACTTAAATCTTAATTGGTTAAAAGATCATAAAAATATACCAAAAGAATATAATAATTATGAAGATGCTTATAGTTCAAATAAAGATACAGCAAAGGATACAAGAAAAACAGTTTTAGATAATTTTGTACTTTATAAAGATCAATCTTTATTACCAACATATAATGAAGAAGGAGCTCTAACAGAAAACATTCAATCACAAGGCACATATATCAGATTAGATTTGTTTTGTCATGTAATGAACCAACATGTAATTGAAAAAAATGAAAATGGAGATAGCCCTATAATTTATATAAAAACAGACACTATAGTACACGAAGATAGAGAAGTTATAGTGAAAGATGATGGAACCATTTCAATAGAAGGAAAACATATAGAACCATTTGCTTATTGTACTAATACTATTTCTCAAAATTTAAAAGAAGAATTTAAAAGACTTTATAACTTAGCTATATCTAAAGATAGAGTTAATGGTTGGTTTGGAATAGGAAATAAACAATTTGAAAAATATTATGGAGATGGAGCAGAATCTATAAATGATTCTTTAGATGATATAGAAGCTTTATTTGAGGATAGTGACGTAACTAACTATATTAAAAGTTTTGAAAATTTAATAGAAAGTGATCGTATAGATGCATCTATTGATCCTACAATATGTTTACTTCCCCATCAGATGAAATTTTTAGATACTAAAAAAAATAAAGGCAAAACAGAAATAGAAGCCTTTTATAAAAGAGTACAACCACAATTTGCCTATGATGGGTTAGGTAACCCCAAAAATCAAAGTAGAGATACTAGATATGATGAATATATAAAATTATGTAACTATGATATAGAAAAAGAAAAATCAGGAATATATGATAGACAGATAGGTCATATTTATTTAAATGTTGAACATTTATTAAGAACTTTTCAATCTATGAGATATGATATTGATAATTCAAATGGATCTACAGAAACAAGTTCTAATTTAGACTTTAATTTATTTGATTTCTTTAAACAAATCTTAAAAGATATAAATGATGCTTGTGGGGGTCAACATAAATTTACTTTACAACCCGATCACGAACGACCTAATGTCATGAATATAGTAGATTTAATATTTCAACCAGAAGAAAGCATTAACACAGAAATTAAAGAGGGAAAAATAATAGAACTAAACATTCAAAGTAATGATTCTATATTTAGAGATTACCAATATACATCAACAGTTCCTAGTTCTTTATCCGCTACTATTGGTATAGTAGCCCAAAATCCAGACTCAGTTAGTGATTTAGAACAATCAACATTTTCGGCCTTAAATGTAAATGTAAGACAAAGATTTGCACAAAAACCAAAATCCACTGAAACATCCAGGATATTAAAAGGACTAGATTTAAAAACTAAACAACAACAAGAGGAAGCAGCAAAAGAAGCAGCTGAACAAAAAATATTTTCTGAAAGAATCGCCTTTTCTACTTCATTATTAGATACTTTTAAATCTTTTGTATCCCTAAGAGCATTTTACCAAGGGGTAATACGGGGTGAATACTCAGAAATAGATAGTGAAGGTAATCCTGTGTATTCTAAAGAAATAGGAAAACAAAAACAAAATCTTAAAACTATTTTGAATGAATTAAATAAAATATCTACACGTCATTTAAAAGATGGTAAATATGAAGATGGTAGTGAGTTTAAAAGGGGTCAAGTAAAAAGAGCCCCAGAAAGGGGCACATCAGATATTATACCCTTAAAATTCCAAGCAGTTATGGATGGTATAGGGGGAATAGTAATTGGTAGTACTTTTAAAATTAACCCTTCAAGATTACCTTTAGTTTATAGAAAAACTAAAGGAAAAACAGTACTTTTTATTTGTATGACTGAAGAACAAAATATAACATCTGGTCAAGATTGGACTACCTCTATTTCAGGTCAATTAACTTTAATTAATGATGACCCAACTAACCAAAATACAGGAGCTAAAAAAGCAAAAGGCAAGGGAAATGGAACCGGTGGAGGAAGTGTAGGAACAGGTAATGGAGATGCTGGATCTAATGGTGGTGGTGGTGAAAAGAAAAATAAAATAGCAGAAGAAAAAATCCCAACTACTGATATTCCTCAACAAGACATACAAGAACCAACACAAGAAGAAGAACAATTAAATAAACAAGATCAATGCCCCCCAGGTCAGTATTTTGATGAAGAATTAGGAGTGTGTGTATTAGAAGATGAAGCAATAATTGAAGAAGAACAGGAAAGCGGTAAAGAAGCTAAAGCAAAAGAAAGATATGATAAATGGAGAGAACAAGCTATAAAATACGCTGATAATCTAAATGGTATGGATGCTTCTAACCAGGCAGTATTTGAAGAAAATAATTTTGCATTTGGAAAATTATCTAGTAACCAATCATACACAATATTTTATGCTTATTTTGAAAATGCTATAGCAAATGCACAAAGTATTAAAAACTTATCTACATGGAATGGTCAAAATATAGGTCCCGAACTAGTAAAGCTAGCAAATGAAGAGTATGATAGTGACCCCAAAGGAATAAAATTACAAAACACTAATGCAATCGAAGGCTTAAATATAATCGCCATTAAAGCAGAAGAAGTCCATAACACTGCCGATTCTAAAAATGCAGAAAGATTAAGAAAAAAATGGAAAAGTGCTACTAATTTTGGTCTTAAAACAATTAACGCCTCTAAAACAGAAGGAACATTTAAAGCAAACACAGCTAATGAAGAATCCATTTTAAAATATAGAAGCTATTATGGAGGTGAAATTAGTGAACCAGCCCAAGATGATACTAAACCATCTAATTTTGTTGAAGAATATAGAAGTATAAATATATTAGATATTTCAGATCAAGTTTTAGGAGATGAAACTGTATATGAAGCTGATGAAAAACCTAACCAATATACATCTTTACAAGAATATGTTTATGACGATTTATATGGTGACACATATTCTACTCTAACTGAAATAAAAGAAGAAATAGATATTTTAATAGAAGATTGGGAAGACGAAACCGGTGAAACAGCAAACGTATAGAAATGGCAAAATACCAACCAAAATCAAAATATGAAATAAGGGAAGCAGCACCCGGAGAGTTTATTGTTAAAAAAACTCGAGTCCCTTATTTTGGGTTTTATATTGAAACTAGTGGTGGAAAATTTTACGCTGGGAATGATCCTAAAAGATTAATTAGTGAAATAATTAGACCATTACCAATACCTAATAATTTTGGTAAAACTAAAGACATTTCAAAATATAATGTATTAAATTCCCAAACATATGGTCAACTTAAAAGGGTTAAAGATGTAGTATCTTTTAAAAGTATACCTATTGAAAATGATTATAAAAAAGGAAGATATGTACGATTTTTTCTTAAAAAAGTAAATGAAAGATTTGGTTATATAGAAGTTAGCCCTACTACTTATAAAGAAGTTATTGAAGAAAAAAACACAGTAAATTACCCCATATATAAAACAGGTACAATAACATGGTCTCTTATTGGTAATGTTAAAAAAACTAATGAAGCCCAAATATTTTTACAAAAAGAAGAATTCCCTGATTTAAATATATTATTTCCTAAATTAGATGAATTTAAAAAAGTAGAAGATAGATCAATAGAAAATTTATCTACTGGAGGAGGAGAACTATACTATAAAGATGGTCGTGAATATAAAGGACCTTACCACATACACCCAGGTGTAGGTCCTATGGTAGGAGCAGTTCATATAAAAGGACAACATGATATATTATATTATGAAAAACCAGAAGATATGTCTACAGCAACAGGTATAGCTATTGGTTCCCAGGTACCTTCTTTAGCAGAAATAGCCCCTAATTATAGTCAACAACCTACAAATCAAACAATACAACCAACAACTCCAACTGTAATACCAGAACCCTCATCAACTACTCCTTCTTTAGGAGGAGGTGGCTATTAGAAATATTTTTCGTACATTCCTAAGGTATGTTCTACCTTATTGAAACAAAAGACCAATTAGACAAACTCAAATCAAAATTTGAGCCAACAATGTATCTTGAATTTATTCAAGGTAATGACAACACACACCCTATACTTGCGGAAATCATCGCAATATACCTGAATATAAACAATACAGGTTATATTATACCAATCAA